GTGGAGCGGTTGCAGGATATAAGTGAAGAAGATGCAAAGGCTGAGGGTGTTCCACCAGCTGGCGATTTGCTACCTGATTACCCTGGCACATACCTGACGCCCAAAAGCGATTTCGCTACCGCTGAGGTGGCATTCCAGCGACTGTGGCAATCCATATACGGCGATGACAGCTGGCAGGCTAACCCGTGGGTGTGGGTCATTGAGTTTAAGCGCGTGGAGGTGGAGTGATGTCGAGTTACAGCGCAATGACTGACTTTGAAATCGACGCAGCGGTAGCAGCAATTATTCATCCTGGCAGGAAGATAACTAATTTCGCTGGTGAGGCGGTGGTCTGGTTTGGAAATTTGGAGACGCTGGTTGTTCGCTACTGCAATTCATGGGCTGACGCCGGACCGATTATACAGCGCAAAGAAATTAATATCTTATTCAACTGGAACGAAGATGGTATTCATGGGGCATCGGCTGGCTTTCCTCATAAAGACCATGAGGATAAGAACCCTCTTCGCGCCGCCATGATCGTCTTCCTGATGATGCAGGGGAAAGCCTGATGCCTAAATCCCCCGCCGAACGCAAAGCCGCGCAGCGTGCCCGCCAGGCAGCTGCCGGTGGTAAAAAGCTGGAGCTGGCGCTGGATAGTCAGGAACTGGAGATGCTGGCGCATAACTGCGCCGCACGCCGCCCCGGTCGTGAACCGTATGAACTGAACGAGTACATCACCCTGCTCATTCGCAAAGATGCCGCTGAGCTGGCGCAGCAGTTTGAGGCGCTGGCCCACCAGCAGTGCGGCAAGTGCAAAGAGCAGCTGCCGGTGCAGTCTTGCCCTTGCCAGGGTGAAGCAGCTTGCTGGGCTACCAGCGGCTGGCATAAAGTAAAATTAACGGTGTGACATGTCACAGCAATAATCAGCCCTGTTATACTGTTCGCATAAACAGTGTTTCAGGGCTTTTTTATGCGTACTTTCAACTCCGGTGGTACCCGATTCTACTTCATGGACAGGGGTGAAAAGCTGCCTGACATACACGCGGCACGGGATTTCACCAGCGGCTACATCATCTGGCCGCGCAGCAATGGTAAGTGGGACGTGCGCTGGAAGTTCGCCGCGGACTGGGAAGAGATAGCCGGTCACCAGTTCGACACCGAGAACGAAGCATTCCTGTGCGCCCATGAGCACCACGTTAAGCGAAGTTAACCCGCCTATTGGCGGCTGCTGATTGCATGGTACTATTACCAAAACGGTAATTAATTTTGAGGTGTTACCATGCCCAAGCCGCAATCCAATAAACCACTCAATGAGCAGATGGTCCGCTACTGCGAAGAGTACGTTAAGAACCCCGACGACCAGACCGCCTGCGCCATCGCCGCCGGGTACTCTCCGGCTACAGCCGTTAATCAGGCCAGCCGTCTTATGGCCGATCCACGCATCCAGGAACGCATCGCGCACCTTCGCCAGGCACGCAGCCGCCGGACAAAGATCGATGCTGATTACGTGCTGAAAAGGCTGGTGGAGATAGACCAGATGGACGTGCTCGACATCCTGACCGATGAAGGGAGCCTGAAGCCCGTCAGCCAATGGCCAAAGGTGTGGCGCACATCGCTCAGCGCCATGGATATCAACCGCATCCGCATGGCCGGTTCCGATGGCCAGGAAGATATCGAATCGACCATGCAAAAAGTGAAGTGGCCGGACAAGGTGAAGAACCTCGAGCTTATCGGTAAGCATGTCGGCGTCAGCGCATTCAAAGAGGTGCAGGAGCTGAATATCAACGTCAGCCTGGCGGATAAGCTGGCCGCTGCCCGTAAACGTGCCGCTGGTGGTGGCAAAGATGAGTAGTGCAGCCGATCTTGAGATTCAGCTGATTGAGGACATCGGCGCGTTCACGCATGACCCATTCGGCTATGCGCTGTATGCATTTCCGTGGGGTGAAGAGGGTACCGATCTGGCTTACTCTAAAGGCCCGCGCCAGTGGCAGGAGGACGCATTCAAGCAGATCGGCGCTCACCTGCAGAACCCTGATACGCGCCACCAGCCGCTGATGATTGGCAGGGCGTCCGGACACGGGATCGGCAAATCCGCGTTCATCTCAATGTTGGTGAAGTGGGGCATGGACACCTGTGAGGATTGCAAGGTGGTGGTGACCGCCAACACCGAAAACCAGCTTCGCACTAAGACGTGGCCGGAAATAGCAAAGTGGCAGCGACTCAGCATCACACAGGACTGGTTCACCTGCACAGCAACCGCCATCTACAGCAATGACCCTTCGCACGCCAAATCGTGGCGCGCTGATGCAATCCCCTGGTCTGAGAACAACACAGAGGCATTCGCGGGCCTGCACAACGAGCGTAAGCGCATCATCCTGATATTCGACGAAGCGTCCAACATTGCCGATCTGGTGTGGGAAGTAGCAGAAGGTGCGCTGACCGATGAGAACACGGAAATCATATGGGTGGCGTTCGGTAACCCGACGCGTAACACCGGGCGATTCCGTGAGTGTTTCCGCAAGCTGCGGCACCGCTGGAAGACGGCACAGATAGACAGTCGGTCAGTGGAGGGCACCAACAAAGAGCAGATCCAGAAGTGGGTGGACGACTACGGCGAAGACAGCGACTTCGTGAAAGTGCGTGTGCGCGGCCTGTTTCCGTCAGCGTCAGAAGCACAGTTTATCCCAACCGGCCTGACCGACGCGGCAGTCGGCAGGGTGATCACCCCCGGGCAGGTGGCGCACGCGGCCACGGTAATCGGCGTTGACCCGGCGCACCAGGGCGGCGACCCGGCAGTAATCTACCTGCGGCAGGGGCTGCACACCAAAAAGCTGGGCGAGTACCAGCGCACCACAGACGATGTGCTATTTGCCAAGATAGTCGCCAGCTTCGAAGATGAGTACCGCGCTGATGCCGTGTTCATCGATTATGGCTATGGCACGGGCCTGAAGTCAGTGGGCGATAACTGGGGGCGCAACTGGCAGCTGATTCAGTTCGGCGGCGGTTCAACCGATCCTCAGATGGCGAACAAGCGAGGCGAGATGTACAACGCCGTTAAGACCTGGCTGAAGGATGGCGGGCAGCTGGACAGTCAGCAGGTGGCGGAGGAGTTATCAGCGGCAGAGTACAAAGTCAGGCTGAAAGACAGCCGGATTGTGCTCGAGGACAAGACCAGCATCAAAGAGCGCCTGGGTAAATCACCCAATGATGCTGACGCGCTGGCGCTGACGTTCGCCTTCCCGGTGGTCAAAAAGCTGCATTATGTCGGAAGTAATGACCATGGGATGAGTGTCACTGATTATGATCCTTATGGTTAGTGCTCATTACGTTTAGGGTAGACTGTTATAATATTATCATCGTTAATGCTTTCAAGGGCGCTAACATACGGCTCTTGAACTGTTACTTCCCCTGTTTTAATATTAGCGCTAAATATATTATTAAATCTATTAGCAATATTGATTATGCTATCCCCATATGAATCTAATTTTGTACTCATGCTATTAAGCTCTGCGCTTTTAAATGTTAACTCTTTAGATTGGTTATTTGCAAGTTGCACGCTTTGAGCTAGCTCTTTATCTTTTTCTAAAAGTTTCATGTTTAAATTAGTCATCTCTGTAAGATATGACTTAACCTGAGAATCAAGTATAGCTATTTTATTTTCCAGTTCTTTGTTCACATTTTTTAACTCCTCCAGAGAAGATACTTTATTTAACAAAGAAATGTTCTTGTCATTTAATTTCTCATATTCATCCTGTTTTTCATTAATTTTAGAAGTGATATTGTTTATCGATATCTGGCTAGCTTCATTCACTGCAGCTAAAGCATCGATCTCAGTTTCAAGAGTTGCTTTTCGTTTTTTTAACGTTTCGATATTAGCTTTATGAGTTGCAGTAACTTCTCGATGTTCTTCAATTTGAGATTCTTCCAAAGCAAGTTGCTTTGTTTTGGCGGATTCATTTTTAGCCATTTCTATCATTAAATCTTTTTGTAATCTTATTCTTTCAATTTCTTTTGAAGAGTTTATGACCTCAATATGTGCTGTTATTTTTTTATGAATCCATATGGAGGCATATGTAAAAAATGGAAATGTAAGAGATATGAAGCAGGCCCATAGAAGAGGAAACCAAAATGAATGAGTATGGGATATGTTAATTCCTAGAATCACTGAATTATCAGGAATTTTATGCCTTATATAATCGATCCTTTCAATGATTTTGAAATCTGAAAGAAAGAAGAATGCCACTTTATTCCAATTATAAAACAGCCAAGAAATCACCAAGGTACCAAAGAAGGGGTTCCTTGCACGGTATACGAAAGCTTCCTGCACCGGAGTTACAAGTGCGTCCTTTAAAACCCCAGCAATTTCTTTGATCGCGTCGCTCATGACAGTAACCAGATAGGTAATGAATTTTGATGAATCATACCTATAAAAACTGGTTAGGAATAGTCTTAGTGATGGGTGAGGCAGACAAAAAAATGCCCGCACGAGGCGGGCAAAGAAACACAGCAACATCACGGTCCTACGGCACATCAGGTGAGAACACTTAGCGCCTCTGTGGCGCTCCTGAACGCCCGCCAAATGTTCTCGCCTGATATGTATGGTGCCGGGTGCCTCCCGGTGCTCTGGTCAGACTGACAGAAACCAGAGCGGAAACTCTTAGACTGTGCGATCAGTGTCAGTCTTCCGCGTGCGCTGGCCGCATTCACCACATGGAAAGACACTTAGCACCTGAGTGCGCCACACTTTGTCACGGCTCCATAAGCATCTTTCAATCTGGTGCCGGGATGATGCCCGGCTTATCCACCGCCTTTACTTTTAAGCCCAATATACTGCTGCGGTACTCCGGGCTATGGCCGACGTGTCAGCGCTCTCCACGGCCTAACTATTACCATAATGGTAACTACTGTCAAATGCTTTTGCTTATTAGTGGTCAAAATAATGCGTATATGGTTTAATTTTGGTAATTATCCAAGGGAGTTACAGCCATGTGCATGGGTTCAAAACCTTCCGTACCGTCAGCACCAGAAGTTCAGGCCGCGCCACAGTCGCAGGATACAGCCGTAGCTGACGCGCGCGACGATGAAGAGCGCCGCCGCCGGGCTGCTGCCGGACGTGCTTCAACGCTGCTGACCGGCTCTCAGGGCGACACTTCTCAGGCCAGCACCAGCAATAAAACGCTGCTGGGTCAGTAACAGTAACCGGGGCAATCATGGCCGAAGAAACTCTGAAACAGCGACTAAATAAACAGCTTGGCCTGCTCAAAAGTGAGCGGACCACATTTGATCCTCACTGGCGCGATCTGTCTGATTACATCAGCCCGCGCTCCAGTCGCTTTCTCGTTTCCGACGCCAACCGTGATAACCGTCGCAACACCAACATCGTCGATCCGACCTGTACTCTGGCGGAGCGCACGCTATCCAGCGGCATGATGTCCGGCATCACCAGCCCGGCCCGACCGTGGTTCACCCTGTCAGTTTCCGATCCGGCAATGAAAGACTATGGCCCGGTCAAAGTCTGGCTTGAGGATGTGCAGCGCCGCATGAATGAGGTGTTCAACAAATCGAACCTCTATCAGTCACTGCCCATCGTCTATGCACAGCTCGGCACCTACGGCACCGCTGCAATGGCGATCCTCGAAGATGACGAAGACATTATCCGCACGTACCCATTCCCGATCGGCAGCTATTACGTGTCGAACAGTGCTCGGCTGAGTGTGGACACGGTTTACCGTGAATTCCGCATGACCACGCGCCAGCTGGTGGAGCAGTTCGGCCTGGATAATGTGAGCGAAACGGTCAAAGGGCAGTGGGCCACGCAGAATACGGAGTCATGGCATGACGTAATTCACGCAGTTTATCCAAACGTGAGCCGCCAGACCGGCAAGATGGACGCAAAAAATAAGCGTTACAAGTCCGTTTATTTCGAGAAAGCGGGTGATGACAAGGTGCTGCGCGAGTCAGGTTTTGATGAGTTCCCGATCCTGGCGCCACGCTGGGAAGTGAACGGCGAAGACGCCTACGGCAGCAACTGCCCTGGCATGACTGCGCTGGGTCAGGTTAAAGCGCTGCAACTCGAACAGAAACGTAAGAGCCAGCTGATCGACAAAGCGACTAACCCGCCGATGGTTGGCCCATCTTCACTGAAAACTCAGCGCGTTTCCCAGCTGCCTGGCGCCGTGACATACGTTGATCAGCTGACAGGTCAGGACGGATTGAAGCCGCTCTACATGGTCAACCCGAATACTGCTGACCTGCTGAACGACATTCAGGACACCCGCGACATTATCCGCAGCGCCTACTTCGTTGACCTGTTCCTGATGCTCCAGAACATCAATACCCGCAGCATGCCGGTAGAAGCGGTGAACGAGCTGCGCGAAGAGAAGCTGCTGATGCTCGGCCCTGTGCTGGAGCGTCTGAACGATGAGTTCCTTGATCCGCTGATTGATCGCGCGTTCGCCATCATGCAGCGCAAAGGCATGCTGCCGCCGGCACCGGAGGTTCTCCAGGGTACTGCGCTGCGCATCGAATATATCTCCGTCATGGCTCAGGCGCAGAAGTCTATCGGCGTTAACAGCATGGAGCGCTTCGTGGGCTTCGTGGGTGGCATGGCACAGGCTAAGCCTGAAGCGCTGGACAAGCTGGACATCGACAAAATCATCGACAGCTATGGCGACTCTATTGGCGTTTCGCCGTCTGTCATCGTGCCTGACGAGGAAGTGCAGAAGATTCGCCAGCAGCGCGCGGAGCAGATCCAGCAGCAGCAACAGATGCAGATGGCGCAGGCCGCAGTGGCAAGCGCTAAAGACCTCAGCCAGGCCAATCTGGAAGGGCCAAACGCGCTCAGCGCTCTGGCGGGAGGTATGCAGCAATGACCGATTTCGACGATGAGCAGCGCCTGAAGGACGCCGAGCAAAAGCAGAAACTGGCAGCAGAACGCCAGCACGACGACCTGAAGCACGTCATGTCATCAGTGCAGGGGCGCCGCCATATCTGGCGGCTGCTAAGTAATGCTGGTGTGTTTGCGCTGTCATTCACTGGCGATAACGCGGCCACAAATTTCAATGAGGGACGCCGTAGCGAAGGTCTCCGCCTCTTCAACGAGGTGATGACTCATTGCCCGGATCTCTATCTGACCATGGCAAATGAAGCCAGAGAGGAAGCTGATAAATGAATATTTTCCAACGTTTGCTAATGCGTCGTCTGTGCAGTGAAGCACCTGTTGACGGCGGTGCAGAAGGCGCACCAGCAGCAACTACTGGTACCGGGTCTGTGCCAGCCGATCAGGAAGGCAACCAGGAGCAGCAGCAGGGTGGTGAATCCCAACCGCAAGGCGAAGGCGGCGAACAGAAGCCAGATAGTGAAGGTAAAAAACCAGACCCAGAGAAAACAGGCGACCAAAAAGACGCCAATAAAGACGGCGATAAAAAGCCTGAAGGCGCACCGGAAGCCTATGAGTTTAAAGCGCCGGAAGGTGCAGAGCTGGACAAAGACGCTGTTGCCCAGTTTGAGCCTATCGCCCGTGAACTGAACCTGTCACAGGAGCAGGCGCAGAAACTGGTGGATCTTTATGGCAGCAAGGTAATGCCGCAGCTGATGAAGCAGCAGGCAGACACCTGGCAGAAACAGGTTGCCGACTGGGGTACAGCGGCGAAAGACGATGCCGAGATCGGCGGCGACAAATTTGATGGGAATCTGACGCGGGCTAAGCAGGCGATGGATAAATTTGCCACGCCACAGCTGCGTGAGTTTCTGGAAACAACCGGCATGGGAAACCATCCCGAATTGATTCGCGTGTTTGTAAAGGTGGGCGCGGCCATGTCTGAAGACAGCCTGGTCACGTCAAATGAGAAAGGCCAGCGTTCGGCGGCCGATGTTCTGTATGGCAAAAACTGAGGAAAAAAATTATGGCTGTTAAAGGCTTAACTGCGCTGACGCTGGCTGACTGGGGTAAGCGCGTAGATGCAAACGGCAAGATCGATAAAATTATCGAGCTGCTGGGTCAGACCAACCCGATCCTGGAGGATATGCCATTCGTTGAAGGTAACCTTCCAACCGGTCACCGCACCACTGTGCGATCAGGCCTGCCAACGGCAACCTGGCGTTTGCTCAACTATGGCGTGCAGCCAAGCAAATCTACCACCGTGCAGATCACCGACTCTGCCGGCATGCTTGAAGCGTATGCAGAGGTGGACAAATCTCTGGCTGATCTGAACGGTAATACGTCTGAATTCCGCCTGTCTGAAGACCGCGCGTTCATTGAAGCAATGAATCAGCAGATGGCGCAGACGCTGTTTTACGGCGATACCAGCGTCAACCCTCAGCAGTTCATGGGTCTGTCATCCCGCTATTCCAGCAAAAATGCTGGCAACGGCCAGAACATCATCGATGCTGGCGGTACCGGTACTGACAACACCTCAATCTGGCTGGTGGTCTGGGGCGAAAATACCGTTCACGGCATCTTCCCGAAAGGTCAGAAAGCTGGCCTACAGCATCAGGATCTGGGTGAACAAACCCTTACCGATGCCAACGGTGGTAAATACCAGGGCTATCGCTCTCACTATAAGTGGGATAACGGTCTGACTCTGCGTGACTGGCGGTATGTGGTCCGCATTGCCAACATCGATGTGAGCGACCTGTCCGTTGCTGGTTCCGCCGCCAATATCGTCACCCTGATGGTTAAAGCGCTGCACCGCATCCCTAACCGTGGCATGGGTAAGCCGGTGTTCTACATGAACCGCACCGTAGGCCAGGCTCTTGATCTTCAGTCCCTGGACAAAGCCTCACTGGCTCTGACCGTAAAAGAGACCGAAGGCGATTGGTGGACTGCTTTCCGCGGTATTCCAATCCGTGAAGTAGATGCGATTCTCGAAACAGAAGCGCGCGTCGTCTAACCCCCTGACCAACTCAGCGGGGCAATGACGCCCCGCTAAATGGAGAGAGAATTATGATCCTCGACAAACTGTTGATGTTCTCCGAAGCGCAGGCGGTTACCGCGTCTGCTGCTTCTACTGATGTTATCGACCTCGGTCCGATTGACGGCACCCGCCGTGATATCGGCGTGGGTTATCCGCTGGAACTGTTCGTGAACGTGAACACCACGGCTGCCGCCGCGGGCGCTGCAACTGTAAACATTCAGCTGCAGACCAGTCCTGATAACAGCACCTGGACCACGCTGACCTCGACCGGCGACCTGGCGCTGAGCGCGCTGACCTCTGGCAAGCGTGTCATGTCACAAAAGGTGCCGCAGGGCGTACAGCGCTATCTGCGCGTCAACTACGTTGTCGGCACCGGCCCGCTAACCGCTGGATCGTTCACTGCTGGCATCAATCTGGATGTGGATAACAACGCACCGTATCCGATCCGCTCTCGCATCACTGGTTAAGGGGCAGATAAATGTCAGAGGAAAAAGCAAAGTACCGCGTTCTGCGCCTTTCACACATCGCTAACCAGCTGTGGCCAGAAGGTTCAGAAGTGGAATATGACGGCATTCCTGGTACCGCTCTGGAGCCAATCAATGACGCAGCGAAAGCAGCGAAAGCGAAGGCAGAGCGCAAAGGTGAAGCCGCTACAACCATCATCCCTAACGGAACCGGTAACCCACCAGTGCCTTTCGGCGCCGTTAATCAGTCCAATCCTGAAGGCGGCAATGGCGGAAACGGTGAAGGTGATGAAGATCTGGCAGAGCTTCAGTTGCAGTACGAGCAGCTCTTCCATAAAAAAGCGCACCCGGCGATGAAGGCGGACACTCTCCGCGAGAAGATCGCAGAGAAGCGAAACGAACTCGGTCAGTGACCGGCGATGAATAAGGGGCCGGTTGGCCCCTTTTTTTTCAGGAGCGATAAATGAAAGTCGTCAATATGAAAACCGGTACCGAGTCTGTGGAAGGTGAGAACGGACAGACTGAAACCCGCGACGAATACCCATGGGGACTGCGCATCTCGCTGAATGGCGACGCTCTGAAAAAGCTGGGTGCCGAACTGCCAAAAGTGGGCGACATGATGGCCATCGGCGGTCTGGCAAAAATCGTGGGCGTCAGCACCCGGGAATCTGAGGGTGGTGAATCACACAGCCATGTCGATCTGCAGATCACTGATTTTGGCATGGAGGCATCTGATGCTACGCCTCCCAAAACTGCTGCTGAGACGCTATATGGTCCGGAGGACGATTAATGTCATCCATCATTGAAATCTGCAACATTGCGCTCAGCCGCATCGGAAACAGCCGGACAATTAATAGCTTCAGCGAGCAAAGCAAAGAGGCGGGTCTGTGCAGTCTTCACTTTGACACGGCGCGGGAGGAGGTTCTGGCTGATTTTGACTGGAACTTTGCCACCAAGCGCGCGGCTCTCGCAGACACCGGCCTGCCACCGTCAGACTGGCGGTTTGCCTACCGGTATCCGACAGACTGCATGCGTATCACCGGCATTATGTTGCCGGGAATGCGAAACCCGCCGGAGCGTTTGCGCATTCAGTATGAAGTTGGCAGCGACCCGGACGGAGAGGGGCGGCTTGTGTTATGCGATGAGCCGGATGTGTGGATCAAGTATGTGGCAAATATCACTAATGCGAACATGTTCGATCCTCTATTCAGAAGCGCGCTTGCCTGGAAACTTGCGAGTGAAATCGCAATGCCTCTCGCTACCGCGCCAAACCTGGTCCAGAACGCACTGACGATGTATTCGCAGATCATCCGAAGCGCGGGAAGTCATTCTATGAATGAGAGTCAGGAACCTGTTGAGCCTGAGAGCGAATTTACTGCAGCGAGGACTTGCTGATGTCAAACAGCCTGATTCAGCCATCATTTGCGGGTGGGGAAATATCACCGAACGTTTACGGCCGCGTTGATCTGGCAAAGTATTCCATCGCGTTACGTCGCTGCCGCAACTTCATTGTTCGCCAGTATGGCGGGCTGGAAAACCGCCCGGGCACGCGCTTTATTGCAGAGGCTAAATATCCTGATCGTAAATGCCGCCTGATCCCGTTTCAGTTCTCAACGGTGCAGACTTACGCGCTGGAGTTCGGCCACAACTATATGCGCGTTTATAAAGATGGCGGCCAGGTGCTGGACGGGAATAACCAGGTTTACGAACTGGCTACGCCATACCAGGAAGCAGACCTTTTCGAACTGAAAATCACACAATCCGCTGATGTGATGACGATCTGCCATAAAGCGTATGCGCCGCGTGAATTGCGCCGTTTCGGGCACGCAAGCTGGGAGCTGGTTGAGGTTGTCACTAAAAATGGCCCATTCGAAGACATCAATATCGACCCATCGGTCAAGGTTTATGCCAGCTCTTACCAGGGAAACATTACGCTAAATGCCAACGCGTCTATTTTTGGAAGCGAGCAGGTAGGCAAACTGTTTTACCTTGAGCAGGTAAACGTCGATTCAACGCCTGTCTGGGAGACTGACAAGGCTGTTGCAGTGGGTATGACCCGCAGAGCGGGCGACAATTACTATGTTGCGCTGACTGCTGGTAAGACTGGGACGTTGCGCCCTTCGCACACAGAAGGTGCAGCCTGGGATGGGTGGGGGAGCAATGGCGATAACGATACCGGCATTCAGTGGGAGTATCAGCATAGCGGTTTTGGCATAGCTCGTATCACGTCCGTTTCGTCTGACGGGTATATTGCCGCCGCGGTGGTGCAGACCTACATGCCAAATGATGCTGTAGGCCCTACCAAAGCCAGCTATAAGTGGGCCAAATTTGCATGGAATCAGGTCAATGGTTATCCCGGCACCGTCACCTATTATCAGCAGCGCCTCATATTTGCTGCATCAATTAAGTATCCGCAGACAATCTGGTGTAGCAAAACCGGTGACTATAAAGATTTTGGCAAGACCTCACCTATCGCCGATGACGATCGCATTGTCTACACCTATGCCGGAAAGCAGGTTAATGAGATCAGGCACCTGATTGATGTGGGTTCACTGGTGGCCCTTACTTCCGGCGGGCAGTTCCAGATTGTTGGTGATCAGAACAAGACCCTTACCCCTACCGCATTTTCATTCAGCTCTCAGGGCGCCGATGGTGCCAGCTCTGTAGCGCCGATAACGGTCAGCAATATTGCACTTTTTATTCAGGAGAAAGGCAGCGTTGTTCGTGACCTGGCTTACTCCTTCGATGTTGATGGATATCAGGGCAGCGATCTGACTGTTCTGGCTAATCATCTGTTCAATGGCTACAGGCTGGTTGACTGGACATTTTCGGTCGTTCCGTACTCAGCAGGCTGGGCAGTACGTAGCGATGGGATGCTGCTGTGCCTGACCTATCTGCGAGAACAACAGGTTTTCGCCTGGGCACCACAGCCAGGCGAGGGCAAATTCGAATCAACCTGCAGCATCAGCGAAGGTACTGAGGATGCCGTTTACTTCAGTGTTCAGCGTACAGTGAATGGCGCATCGAAGCGTTACATTGAGCGTCTGAGCACCCGCAACTTCGCGAGCAGGGAAGAGGCATTTTTTGTTGACTGCGGACTCAGCTATGACGGCAGAAATAGCGATGCAGCCCGGAACGTCAACATTTCAAGCGGCACCGGCACCTGGGAATGGTCTGGTCCTTTCACCCTCGCAATCACAGGCGATTCATTTTTTTCCTCTGCAAATATCGGTGATGAAGTTCACCTTCCGTATGTCGAGAAAGAAGACGATGTGGACGTGAGCAAGGTACTGCGAATGAAGATCATCGACGTGCTTAATGGCAATGCGGTGACCGTTCAGGCCAACAGAACTGTACCTGCTTCATTTCGAAATGCACCCACCAGTAACTGGCGAATGGCGCGAATGACTCTGGGTGGACTGAGCCATCTTGAGGGCAAAAAGGTCAGCGTGCTTTCCGATGGCAACGTGGAACCTCAGACGGTGGTGCAGGGCGGAAAAATTACGCTCGACTCTCCTGGATCACTGGTGCATGTAGGGCTGCCGATAATGGCTGAGTTTGAGACGCTTGACGTCAATATTGCCAATCAGGAAACGCTGCTTGATAAAAAACTGATCATCTCTCAGGTCAGCATGGTCGTTAACGCCAGTCGCGGCATCTGGGCCGGAACCAACGGCAAGTCGCTCTATGAATATGCCCAGCGTGAATACGAGTTTTATGACAAGCCCGTAGATGAAGCGACCGGTGTCATTGACATCAATATCGACGCGAATTGGAGCAAGGGTGGCCGGGTCTATGTGCAACAAAGAGATCCGCTTCCTCTGTCAGTTCTGGCCATCATTCCTTCCATTTCTGTAGGGGGCCGCTGATGCCAACGGTGCATATCGTGGTTGCCAATAACCAGCACATTGAGCAACTTCTGCCGCATGTTCGCCAGGCTGATATCGAAGAGTTCGAATCCGGCTGGGCAATGACTCCGGAGCAGGTTCTTCATTACGGGATCGAAAAATCATCCTTTTGCTGGGCAGGAATTGCCGACGGAGATGTGGTGGCAATCTTCGGGGTGACGCCAGCCAGCATCCTTACCGGTAACGGCACCCCATGGCTGGTTGCTTCAGACCGGCTTCAGAAATATTCGCGAGCCTTTATCCGTCACAGCAAGCCATTACTGGCTGGAATCCTTGAGACATTCCCGCGTCTCGAGAATTATGTAGATGCCAGAAACATAGCTGCAAAGCAGTGGCTTCACTGGATGGGTTTCCAGCTTTACGACCCAGTTCCAGCCGGGCCAAACGGCATGCTGTTTCATCGATTCACCATGGAGAAAAAATCATGTGCGGACCTGTAGCAGTAGGTGTGGCAATGGTTGCGGCGGCGGCCTTGACCGCATACAGCCAGCATCAGAACTCACGCTTTCAGTCAAAGCTTGCCAACTACAACGCAGACGTTCAGGAAAAATCAGCCAACGCCGCGGTGAATGCCGGAAATGAACAGGCCGCTCAGGCCAGAGCGCGAGCCAGACAGCTTTCAGGCGCACAGGCGGCAACACTGGCTGCCAGTGGGGCAGATCTTGGGGGTGGCACTGCGGTAGATATTTTCAGCGATACGGCCCAACAGGGTGAGCTTGACGCACTGACTGCAGTGAACAATGCCCAGCGACAGGCTTATGGGTTACAGACTCAGGCTGCCGGTAACCGTTCGCAGGCATCTGCAACAACTGCCTTTGGTAATCAGCAGGCTGGGCTGACTTTACTCAATGGCGCACTGGGCGCGTATGGAGCTTACAGCTCTCTGGCTGGATCGTCTATGACTGCGGCAAGTGCCAGCAGTGCGGGCGGCGCCAGTAACTCAGGGAATATGTTTGGCTCCCTGAAAAACACTAACTACGGCAGTAACAGTTTTACTTTCTGAGGATAGATAAATGCCAACGGTACCTACTTCACAGCGACAGATTTTAGATCAGGGACTGCCCGCACCGCAGGTTAGCGTTCAGACCAACCCCGATACATTCGGCGCAGGCTGGGGTGAGGTAGGCAATCGCATTGCTGGCATCTTTGCTCAGGAGCAGCATAAAGCGAACGTTGCTCAGACGCAGGACGCTGTGCTTCAGTTCCAGTCATTTGCCGATGATCAGTTCAATAACACTGATTCTGGCCTGTATACGAAACAGGGTAAAAACGCTGTCGGTCAGTCTGAGGCGGTGCTTAGTAACATTCGTGGTAAGGCAGAGGAGCTTTCGAAGCAGGTTCCTGAAGCAATGCGCCGTGATTTCATCCAGCAGATAAATCAGGCAGGCCAGCAGTATAAGCGACAGGCCAGCACGTATGAAATCGGGCAGGTTCGGCAGTATGAGGAAGGCCAGTTTAAAGCCCTTCAGGAATCCACTGTCACTGCAGCACAGGGACAATACAATGATCCGCAGGCTTTCACCTCAACAGTAAAACAGGGCTTTACTGCTATTGACCAGTTTGCCGATGCCCATGGGTGGAGTGATGAAGAGCGATCCAATGCCAAAAACCAGCTGAAAGAGCGTTCTGCTGATGGCGCATTGTCGGCGGCAGCCAACCAGAACTATATGGATTTCATCGCTGCTAATGGTGAGCCGGGCGATTATGATGGCGCGGTGCGCGTAAGCGGAAGCACAGGTGATGCGCGCGGGCTTCGCAACAACAATCCTGGCAACATCGAAGCAGGCCAGAATAACTGGGAAGGTCAGGCGGGCAGCGATGGTCGGTTTGCTAAATTCGTGACGCCGGAGCACGGGATCCGCGCGCTGGGAAAAAACCTTTTGTCATATGGCGATAAGGGGTTCGATACGGTTAATGAAATCGTTAACCGCTGGGCGCCAGCATCGGACGGTAACAACACCACCGCCTATGTTAAAGCTCTGTGCGAGCAGCTCAGTGTAAAGCCTGATGACCAGCTCAACCTCAGCGATCTTAACGTGTTAAAAAAACTTAGCGCCGGGATTGTGAAGCATGAGAATGGCAGCATTCCATACAGCGACAGCCAGCTTGATACCGGTCTTCGTGCAGCGCTGGGACTGACGGCTCTGGATAGCCCGAAGCGCTACACCGGCAACGTAGCTTTTGACGCAGCCAGTCCACAGGCTCAGGCGTCATACCTCCGGCAGGCTAAGTCACTTCAGGGAGAGGCACGTACTCAGCTTAAAGCGCAACTAACTGATGTGATCAGCGATGCCAAAGCGTCATATCTCAAAGGCGTCGAGTACCCGAATCCGCCAAGTCAGGCACAGCTGATTTCAGCTTATGGCTATCGCGAAGGAAACCAGCGCTTTGCCGATCTGGAAAACCAGCGTGTCGCCGGTCAGTACATTGGTTCATTCCGTAATATGCCGAGCAGCAGCATCACTAACTACGTAGCTGATCTGAAAACGCAACTGGGCAGTGGTGAAGGGTTTGCCGGTCGCGCCGATGCTTATGATCACGTCGAGGCAGCAGCGAAGCAGGTGATTAGCCTGCGGGAATCAAATCCCTACCAGGCAGCGATGGACATGGGAGCATACAAGCCGATCGCCAGCACCAATCCGGCTGACATAACCAGCGAGATTAAGAGCCGCACCGCCGCGACAGATCAGCTTAAATCGCTGGGCATCAATGCGCCAATCCTGTCAAAAGAGGAAGCAGCATCAATCAGCGAACGCGTGCGCGGCACGACAGATGTGAACCAGTCTATCAGCCTCCTGCAGTCATTTGGCCGTGATCTGCAGCCGCAGGCATTGCGAAGTGTCGCCGCGTCGATTGCCCCTGATAGCGCCGCAACGGCTTATTCTGCGCTTATCCTGGGCACAGATGACAACCAGTACAACAACCGCTCTCCGTCAATCCCATACAGCCAGTTCGTGTCTTACAAGCCAACCATGAACAAATACGAGGTTGCCAAAACAATCCTGCAGGGTGATCAGCTGATCAATCCGACGAAAGCGCAAAAGGATGCCGGTATCAGCGCGGTGAAACTTCCCGCGGATGACAAGCTGAAGCAGACCTTTGATGACGAAATCGGTAATGCCTTTTCTCACAATCCGCAGGCGCGTCAGATGGCCTGGTCAATCTATAAGTCGGCCTATGCCGGGCTGGCCTACACCAGCGGCGACAGTGATGGCGTGAATACCAAAGCCGTTGACAGCGACATTGCAGAGAAAGCAATCCAGATGGCAACGGGGGGCGTGATCAAGGGCTTCAACGGCGGTGACGTTGTCATGCCGTTTGGCATGGATAAATCCACCTTCAAAGATCGGTATACCGCCGCCGCCGGCGAAGCGCTCAAATCTGCCGGGCTTAACCCGGCAGCACAATCAAACTTCATTCCCGTCAATGTTGGCGACAGCCAGTATCGGCTGGTGACAGGCAGCGGCCGCTGGGCGACAGATCCGAAAACTGGCGCGCCAATCACAGTGAGGGTTCAGTAATGTCAGACTTATTTTCACTGGCCCCGGAAGGGCAGGCATGGGCTGACGATCAGGCCGCCAGCAAACAGGCTCAGCCTGATGACTATGACCCACGCTGGTACGCTGGCAGCGGCTCAGCGCTGTTCCGTGGAGCTGCTGAAGGTACCATCGGGCTGGGGCAGACGCTGGTGGAGACGGCAAAGTTATCGCCAACATACAGCGCGTTGCGTGGTGACCTGCCGGAACTGGATGAGATTGTCGACCAGAATTTCAGCGCTGTACAGAAATCGCTAAACGACGCACGCAACTCGGTAAAACCAGCACCAAACAGCCAGGGCATGGCAGCGGAAATTCTCGAAGGTCTTGGCACCTTCGCTCCTGCTATTGCAGCAACCGCTGTGGCTGGTCCGGTTGCCGGTGGCGCGGTGGCGTTTGGCAGCAGCTATGAATCAACGCGACAGGATTTTCTGGCAAAAGGTGTCAATGAAGATACCGCCGGCACCCTGGCGCTGGAACAGGCTGGCGCGAATGCTCTGGGTATGGCTCTGCCCGCTGGAGTCGGTGGCAGGCTGGCAACGCGACTGCTGTCCGGGGTAGGCATTAACACCGGCTTTGGCGCGGTTAACCGCTTTGCTCTGGGCGAAACACTGGAAGAAAACGGCTATGACGAACTGGCGAAGCAGTACCGGGTCTGGGATAAGCAGGCGCTGCTGGTGGATGGTGTGCTGGGGGCCGCGTTCGGTGGCGTGCATCACCTGACTTCGCCGCGCGCCGATACGCCGCTGGCAGATCCTGCGCCAGTATCAGCTGGCGAAAGTGCGGTTACCGACGCACCGGCCGCACTGCGCGCTGACGCTGACCCTGCACAGACAGTGGTGGCGGAGGATTCACCCTTGCCAGCCGGGGAGCCGGCGGTTACCTATGATTCCCGTATTGCTGAAATGCAGGATCTGGCCGGGCAGGTCATCAGCCGCGGTGACCGTAAGGCACTGGCGCAGGAAGTCCATGACCTGCAATATCAGCATGACCAGGCTACGACGCAGCTGCAGCAGGTGAAGAACACACCTCTTTCGGGAAGCGGCAAGGCGCTTGCGCAGGCGCGCGCGCAGCGCACCGCGCAGGTAAACGAACTCGATATGCGCATCGGTCTGCTGAAAGAGCAGATCGACCAGCGTGGCGCCAGGCTGGCAGACAGTAGTCCCGGCGGCCGGTTCTATGAGGCACGCTCTGATTTATCCCGCATAGAACAGGGACTGATCCCCGAAAGCATGCGCGGTCTGGTACCAGAAGCACAGATCAAACCTAGCGACGTGGATGCGGCGCACGTAATGAACGAGGGGCTTTATTATGATCTGGAGTCATCGCCTGTTGTTCACTCCGGAAATGAAAGCCTCAACAGCCACGTGGCCGCGATGGACCAGGCATCACGTCAGTTACTGTCAGGCGAGCCGGTCAACGTCTCTGCTCAGATCCGGGGGCTGGATGGCATTGCCCGGCCAGATGCTATTGCTACCGGTGAGGCACAGCGCGCAGAGCTCAGCGCGGCCTACCGCGAAAATGGTATAGCCGAAACCGTGCCGCAGAACGCTGAGCCGTCTATTCCGCCTGTCCGTGAGGGTAGTGCATTTGCTGGTGGTCGATCTGCGGAACCATCATCACCTGAACAGATCAGCACCGACCCAGTGACCGGCGAGTCGATTTCATCAAACAGCTATGACCTGATGGCGGCGCGTGACATGTCACAGGCAAATGCAGACATCATGATTGCTCACCCTGACACCGGGGAGCCTGTAAGCCTGGCGCAGGCACTGGCGGATCTCGATAATCAGATCGCCACCGTGCAGAAAGAGTCGAAAGTTTATAGCGTGGCCGCAACCTGCTTCCTGAGGAACCCATAATGAAACAAGCCTGTGTTGATGCCATTACCCAGACGCTGGGCCGCCAGCCGCTGGCGTCTGAACTCAAAAATATTGAAGACCTGATCAGCGATTCCGTGCGTCAGGTATCGCGCATGAATGCACGCGCCGGTAAGAGCGGGTTCCCGGATGCTGATACCTATAAGCAGGCCGCAGATCTTGCAGCTCGCCGGGTTGTCCACGATGTGTTTAAAAAGCGTCAGCGCCTGGCCCAGAATGCGATCGCGATAAATAACGTCACAGAGACGCTTAATCGAAATGTACCGGCGCCGGAGCAGACACCAAAGAATCTATCTCAGTTCATTTTCTCTGGCAGGCGCGTTGCCGATGGCAAAGAAATTGACGTGGTATCAGCGGAGGAGCTGGCTACAGGTGCTTTTCAGGACTGGTCACGCCAGCTTAGCGCTGAAATGACGGCGGCGGGCGGCGATGTCCAGAAGTTTTTCGAGCAGGCCCAGGCGCTGGGTGAGCAGCGTTTTCGGAATATCTTTGATCAGCGGGTGGGTAAATCGTCCCAGTTGCAGTTGCTGAAAGAAATTTACGGTGAAGATACCGGCAACCCGGCAGCGAAGAAGATCGCCAGCATCTGGTCAGACGTAACATCGCGCGCCCGGCAGGAGATGAACGACAGCGGCTTTGATATTGGGCAGCGCGATGACTGGCACCTTCCCTATGTTGATGAAGCCGATCTGGTGCGGGCTGCCGGCCGTGAGGAGTGGCTGGCCACGCTGCCGCTGGCAGAACGCACACAGGCAAGGCTGGCAGGGCGAATGCCGCCAGGCGACTGGGCGCGCCGCGCATGGGTGGATGATATCTACAATACGCAGGACCGGTCGCAGTTCGTTAATCCGGACGGCACGCCGATGAATGATGTGCAGTACCGTGAGGCGCTTGAGTACATTTTTGAAACCAAGGCAACGGACGGTGCTCAGAAGCTCGACCCCGGCGCGTTCGCGGGCAGCGGCGGGCTAAAAAATCGCGGCTCTCAGAGCCGGGTGCTGGCGTTTAAGGATGCAGAAAGCCACTTCGGCTACATGGAGAAATACACGCAGCAGCCGGTGGTGGGCGTAATGATGAGCCACCTGCAGACAGCATCGCGTGATCTGGGGGTGGTTAAGGCGTTCGGTCCTGACGCGGGCACCAACTTCAAGCTGATCGCCGATCGCATCTATCAGAACGCGGTGAAAGTTGATGGTGCCGGCCACCCGATTGCGGAGATGAATAAAGAGCGCGAGCTGGTTCAGCGTATGTTTGACTCTATGGCCGGGCTGAACGGCGTTAACAGCACCAGCGTATTCTCGTCGGCAGTGGGCGGCCTGCGTAACCTGATGACCTCCGCAATGCTCGGGTCTAGTGTCATCACGGCAACATCTGATCAGGCAGTAATGCGCGCTGCAGCGCAGGCACTCGGCTTTGACCGAAACGGCATGCGCCTATCTGCTACCACAATCCGAAACCTCTTCAGCGGCGATGCGAAGCGTGCTAATGCCGAACTGGGTTTACTGGTTGATGCCCACTCTGCAGTGATCGCCAAGATGGGAGGATTTGACCTGACACGCGGCATTACCGGGTGGTTTGCAGAGAAAACGCTTAAGTGGTCCGGGCTGATTGCGATGGACCGGGCGAATAAAGCGGCGTTCGGCCTGCTGATGTATAAAAATATCGGTGAACTGACGCGCCGCTATGCCACCCTCGACGCACTGAAAGGGTCTGATAAAGCTCTGCTGTCCTCTAAAGGATGGAGTGCTGAAGACTGGGCTATCATGAACGCCGCCGAACTGAAGCCGCTCACCACCAGCGGCCACATGGGGATTACGCCGGACGCCATTTACGCGGTACCCGATGAGAAGGTCAGACAAATACTGGCCGGTCAGATTGATCGCGTGCGCGCCGGTGCCGATGAGGCGCTGGCTAACCTGGGCGCCATGACCGACAGCCGCGCCACCAATCTCCGCCAGGCATACGATGCTGAGGTTGAACAGACCATAAGCCGTATGGTGCGCAATGCGCGCGCTGAAGCGGCGCAGAAGCTGCTGGGCGTCACACATGGTGAGATGAGCCAGGCGATCACCACCGCCACCGGTATTGATACCTACGCACGTGATCAGGGTGGCGAGTTGTATAAGAGCTTTATGCTATTCAAAACCACGCCGTTCGCTGGCTTCAGGCAGATGGTGACCCGGGCGCAAAACCTCGATCGCGTACCGGCACTGAAATTCCTTGCGGCCTACATTGGCGGGACCACGCTGACGGGCATGTTTGCCAATCAGCTGAATGCGCTGTTGTCCGGTAATGACCCGATCGACATGACGAAGCCTGGCGCATGGGTGGGCGCGACGCTGAAAGGGGGCGGGTTCGGCATTTACGGCGACTTTCTTTTTCAGGACCATACCCAATACGGATCGAGCATTGCCGCCACGCTGGGAGGGCCGAGCCTGGGCCTGGCAGAATCTCTTATGAAGCTTCTGATCACCAATCCCCAGAAGGCCATGCAGGGTGAAGAAACCTCATTCGGTGCTGACGCTATCAAAACCGCCAGGATGATTACCCCGTTTGCCAACCTGTGGTATACGAAAGCCGTAACGAATCATCTGATCCTGCAGCAACTGCAGGAGATGGCGAACCCTGGTTATAACGATCGCGTGCGGGACAGGGCGCAAAACCAGTTTGATGTAACAAGCTGGTGGAACCCTGGTGATACAGAGCCACGCCGCACTCCTGATCTTGGTAAAGCAGTGGGGGAATAGTGGAGATAATTATCAGGGTTGCCATCATTATCGGCTGGTATCTGCTCATCACAGGTTCAGCTATTGGGTTCTGGTCTGGAGCGATCTGGCTGATAAAGCGACGTTATATCAATGAAATTGGTGCAGGCGTATCCTTTGCTGCCGTGGTTCTGGTAGCGACATATCTGTGCTCAGTATACAAATAAGCCCGCTATGCGGGCATTTTTATTACTGCGCTGGTAACTCGCGATAAAAAATCAAAGGCCCGGTAACGGGATCAGGTTTTCTTTGCGCACTCGAGCAGATACTGGAGATGCGTGACCATATCCTGCTTCACTTTTTTTGTTGATGAAACGTAGTTGAATAGTGCGTTAACTTCGTCTCGCGCACCGCCAACATTGTTGCCTTTTTTCTCAAGCTCTTCCAGAAGCCGGATGATCTTTGAGTCTTGTGAAAGTCTAATAATGCCTTCATCGCTATACAGTTTTTCTGTATAGGCGTCGCTACCCGGATAGTGATACTGGCTTTCATTTTTCATCGCGATTTCCCTCCCAAATAAACTGTATATATATCCAGTTATTCGCGCAAGTTTTTGCGTCAAGTTGTACCGAGAAAGATTAAAGCATAAGCCAGATAAGGCAATTACCAATTATCATTTTACGCATTGAATGCTGTAGACTTGGTGTTAATTTCAACGCCTGGAGCAGCCAAAATGACAGTATCTACAGTCATAAATCATGAGCAATACACAGGGAATGGGGTGACGACAGCATTCCCCTTCCGTTTTCGCATACTCAAAAGCAGTCATATGGTTGTTACAGTCAGCGATACTGACGGCAACCTGACAACTCTGATCAATGGCTCTGACTATACCGTTAAAGGCGTTGGCCTGGTTGAAGGAGGTACGGTCAATCTGTCTTCCCCACTCATGGACGGGTGGAAAATTTCACTGGATCGTGACCTTCCCGCCACACAGGAAACTGATCTGAGAAATCAGGGGAAGTTTTTTGCTGAGACGCATGAGGATGTTTTCGATTATCTGACCATGCTGGTTCAGAAGTGTCTCGGTTTATTCGGCCTTGCACTTCGCAGACCCTCATGGCTGGCTAAGTACTATGACGCCGAGGGCAACAGAATTTCCAATATGGGCGATCCAGTCTACCCGCAGGACGGCGTTACTAAATCCTGGGTGGAAAGCCTGTATATCGACGAGAGCGCGTCTGCAACGGTACTGAAAAATCAGTTAGCCAGCACGCTCCCAGGTCAGGGTGATGCCATGCTGGCGGTGAAACCGCCGTACACCGGATCTGCTACCCGTACACAGCATAATGTGAATGCACAGTACAGCAGCATACTGGACTTCCTGGGTGACTCTTACAGTGGCACAACCGATGCAGCATCTGCATTCGCAAGTGCGAATACGCTGGTACCAAAAGGGCGGCAGATACTGGTTCCGGCGGGAACATACCTTCTCAACAGCGAAGTGGATTGTTATGGCCGGCACTTTATTTTCGAAGAACCAGTGACCATTTCAGGCCCAGGCTACCTGCGCCGCGCTGTCATTCATCGCTACGATGGTTCAACCGGATCTCTCAGTGTTGCCAGCACTGGTGTGCGTGGTAGTGATAATTATCCGCAGTTCGGCACGGTGTTCCGCTTTGGTGGCAATGCCGGTAACGTCACCGGCTTCCAGTTTGGAGGTGCAGATCCTATTCACGGAGCGGAAGGGGTGGTGCCTTTCATGGATGGTTACTCCAGCTGGCTTTCGCTCCAGCCGAGTAAATTCCCCAGCCCGATCGAACTCGCCGTTCAGCCCGGCTCACTGTTCGGTAAGTGCCAAACTGTCACTGGCACAAATCAGGTTAATGTCATTACCGGCGCTGGCCTGACGAGTAATGAAATCGGAAAAACGATCTGGCTCAAAGACGCCGGGTACACGGTCACAGGCGTCGGCACAAACTCATTCACCGTAATGAACCTCAACGGCAGTGCGGTGAGCTTTCCGTCAGCAGCGTTTATGACTTACCTTTGCTCCTATATCTGGGGCCGCGGTAAATGCAATGTGAACGGTACCGCCATTACGCGTATTTCTGGCGATCCGTTTGTGCCGCTGAACAACATCATCACGACGTTTGTTGTGAATGGCGTCACCACAACTCAGGCGGGATACACGGACTCATGGAAGGCGACGCTTACGGCATCAGCAGGCACAGCCAGTAATGTCGATTATTATTGGTGGGGAAGCGTCGATAACCTTACAGCCGCGATTCGAGTCCATCGTGGCGCCGGCGGCGGCTTTGAAGAAAACTTCTCGATCCTCGCCAAAGCATCAGGCAACTACCATCTCCACGCAGCTTCGGGCAGCACTGATCAATACCCAATTTATATAGGCAGTGGGTACGATGCAGATGGTACCGCAAGACGCCAGATCACAATTGACGGCGCTAACGGTGTAACTACTATTGGTGGCGGGTATGGACGTGCAGCAGCTGAGTTTGGCTATCGAAATTTCGCAACCGGAGACGTAAACCGATTCCGTTTTGATGCAGGTCTTTCCGGTAACCCAGCAGTTTTGTCCGCTTCTGGGCCAGATGCCAATATCAACACAGTAATTTCAGCCAAAGGAACAGGGTTTGTTCAGTTCAACAGTGTAATGCGACCGAACGCCGCCATCCTGTTCAACATTGATAATGCATACACAGTCGGGGCTTCAGGTGCCAGACCATCTCAGGTATGGGCTGCGAACGGTACCATCCAGACTTCTGACGGCACCCTGAAAACTGCTGTGACTGATTCCGATCTGGGGCTGGACTTCATCAATGGACTGAGGCCCGTGTCGTATAAATTCATCAGTGGCGGAAATGTTGCGGAGGAAGTCGATGATGGGTTTGAGGAAATCGAAACTCAGGTAATGGAAATCACCAATCAGACAGAGCAGGTGCAGGAACAAAAAGAGATTGATGGTGAATTAAAACTGGTCCGATCTTATGTAACTAAGCAGGTAGAGCGCCCTGTTTTTGACTCTATTGATGTCGTCGACGAATCAGGCAATTACCTTGAAACCGTAAGCGTTCCTCGCATGCAAACTGTAAAGGTGCCGAAGAAAAAGCAGGTCATCAGGTCTGTGCCAGGGGAGCGAATTCACTACGGCCTGATCGCGCAGGAGGTCAAAGCTCTCATGGAAAAAATGGGGGTAGAGGACTTTGGCGGGTATGTTAAAGGTGAGGATGGTGTTCTGGGTCTGAGGTACGAGCAGTTCATCAGCCCGGTTATAAAATCATTGCAGCAGATTTCTGAACGACTGGAAAAGCTGGAATCGAAATGAATTAAGGGGCCACTGGCCCCTTACTTTACTGTTTGTAAGTTATTCTTCTTCCATAATTGTGACATGGTTTTTCTATTATCCTGTGGCTTAACTCAGTAAAGATAATCATTATAATTGCTGCGGATGCCAAATAAACAAAGTGATTATGGCCTATAGGATTTCCAGTTAAGTTTTCATACCGATTAATTAGCTCTATCGCTGTGTAAAAAGCAGGTATGTGCGTCAGGTACAAGGTGTACGATCTCGCCCCAATAACCTCTGTTACCCTTTTAATAAAACCATTCCCGAACAGGTAGCCTTTATTGTAACTTGCAATCCATACAAGAATTGCAGACACGATAGCAACGACTCCTGTTGACCATGGAACCACAACTGTTTTCCACGTTCCCAGCAGTGCCAGCATTAATATCAGAAGTAAAGGTATTGTGTATTTGAAGTAAAATTTACTCATGTTATTAGGCTCAAAGTATGAGTAATAATCCTTTCTTGAAAGGTATCCTATTACAACCCCAAGAGAAATTGCATCTGTTCTGATAAATCCGATGAAGTGGCCGCCTCTGTCTAAAGGTATCTGAATCAAGGCGATAATGAGCATAACAACTATGAATTTATTCCCTCTGATGAAGAACAATGCTATTGGAAATATCCAATAAAATTGCTCTTCAAGAGACAAACTCCAGAAGACCTGGTTTGTACCGCAGCTTGCTATCTTTGTGCACTCGTATCCATACAGGTTTGCTATGTTCAGCATGGCATAAACCTGATAAAGAATTGCCTTAAACGGCTCGCCAAATACTCCAGTCTGATTAAAAATAAATGCTGCTATCGAAGTGAAAGAAAGCCAGAACCATGCTGAAGGCCAAAGTCTGTAAATCCTGCGGACCCAGAACGGTATGGCAAAAGAGAAGAAATCCTTTGTAGTATGCCCAGGTGGGAGTTTATCCATTATGGTTTTTGTAATAATGAATCCTGACACGCAGAAAAATAAATCAACTCCTGTCCATAGGCCAAAGTGATCGTAGAATACTGCCAGTCTGCTTTCATTTTTGTCATACCAGGGAAAAAGATTATGAAGATGCGATACTATAACGAAAATTATTCCTACAGACCTCAATAATTCAATATCCAGATTCTTTCTCATTTTCTACTCACGTAATAATTAAAATAAGGGTAATCATAAAATTCAAATATTATTTTTGTCTTTTTTATACCAGTCTATTTCACTGATAATCCAAGCGATAATCGCAACCACTTCAACATAGAAAAGTGATTTATCAGTGAAACTATAAGACTGCGCTACCAGTATTCCCCACAAGCAGACTAAACCCACCAGACGAGTGAAAATCCTCATAACCTTTACTCCAATTTTTCGAATAACTTACAATAACCAGATTGGTAAATCTTTAGTTTTTTTCATCAATTCCCCAATTAAACAGACAGAACAATCTGAAAATTACCAATAACCCATATATGCATATTTGTGTATAGTACCGACATTAACTACGATGGAGGTGTGCTATGCGCTATGCAGGTGGTTTCCATGACTGATCCACTGTCCGTTACAGGGACTTCTGCTGTTATCAGCGGCCTGAGTGGCTCAGCCTGGCTGGCTTTTTTTTATGGTGTCCCGCCTGAGGTGGTGCTTGGTGCTTTTTCTGGTTCAGTAATTTTTGTTACTGCTGCCCAGGAGTACCCGATCAAGAGGCGCCTCATCCTGGCGTTAATCAGTTTCATCGCTGGGGTAATAGTTTCCCGCCCGGCCGCAGCTCTACTCATAGCCATCATTTCGCGGTGGGCTGATGTGGCTCCCGGATCTGTTGAGGTGCAATCAGCCTATGCCGGCGCGGCCCTGATTATGTCTGTGGTGGCGGTGAAGCTCCTGATGCGTTTGTATAAGCGATCGGGCGATCCTCAGGCAGCTCTGAAAAGGGGCTCCGATGATGACAAGTTATGACCTGCTTCAAGCGATAAACGCACTTCTTTGCGGCGTAATCGTTATGCGCCTGATGACGTTCCGCCGTGAATCGTCCACGCATAAGCCCGCGGCTGGCTGGCTGGCCTACGCCATTATCGTGATTTGTGCTTCAGTACCCATCCGCGTTGCTTACGGCTACCACGTCAGCACCGACTATGCCGATCTCCTCATCAAAATTCTGCTGTGTGGCGCCGTGTTGAAAACGCGCGGCAACGTCATGCAGCTTTTCACCATCGCTCACCGGGGGAAACATGGGAAAGGTATCAGCCGCTGATTACCAGCGCGCAGCCGAAATCATTGGCTGTTCTGTTTATGCAGTTCAGGCCGTCGCAACGGTAGAGAGTAATGGGGATGGGATGTTACCTGATGGACGGCCAAAGATTCTTTTTGAACGTCATGTCATGTACCAGCGTTATAAAGCTGCTGCCGGTCAGGCCCAGGCAGATATTGCCGCCCTGAAGTGGCCGGGGGTAGTAAATTCAAAACCCGGTGGATATAGCACAGGACCAGGCGAGCATGACCGACTCGGACTTGCCGCAGCCATAAATCGTAATTGTGCCCTGGAGTCATGTAGCTGGGGGGCGTTTCAAATCATGGGCTATCACTGGAAAACCCTCGGTTACCCATCCTTGCAGGATTTCGTCAACTCCATGTACCAGGGAGAATCCGCACAGCTTGATGCTTTTATCCGCTTCATCATGGCAGATCAGACCTTGGTTTCTGCGCTCCGTGATAAAAATTGGGCTAAATTCGCTCGGCGTTACAACGGACCGGCTTATTCAAAAAACCGTTATGACGAGAAGATGGCAGCGGCTTACGCCCGTCTGGCGGCAGCATGATACGCGCCTTCCTCAAAGTCTACTGGAAACCCCTGACGGCGTTCTTGCTGGTGGCCGGTGGTTTATGGCTGGTCCACCACATCGGTTATTCATCTGGTCGGGCTGTTGCCAATCAAACCTGGCAGGGTAAATGGGATAGACGTGACAAGACAGATGCAGAATCCCGGCTAGCGTTCACCCAGCAGCAGCGCCGTGATGAACTCGCCCGCCAGGCAGCCATTGATAAATTACAGAGAGAAGCCGATGAAGAAAACCGCAAAGCTAATGCCGATCGTATTGCTGCTGAGCGTGCTGCTGACCGGCTGCAGTCGGGAATACAGAGTGCCATCGCCCAACTACAGCAGCGACGTGGCAGCGATACCGGAACTGCCACCAGCGGCAAGGCTGGGAGAACCCCGGGGGATCTGCTTACCCAGTTGTACCGAGAAATTGACTCAACAGCGGGAGAACTGGCGGCAGAGGCTGACCGCCGGGGACGTGTTGCCTTAACCTGCGAAAGGGCATACGATGCGATCCGCAATTCATCCCTTAAACCTGCAAACAAATAGCCTGAATTTTAGTCACTTCCATCTGGTGACGGTATGGCAGACGGTATGATGATTCATTCGCTTGCAAAAATACTTATTAATCAATGGCTATATACAGCAGAAGATAATCGAGTGGGAATAAACCGGCCCATGCCGATTAAGCGCTGATGCAAAAAAGCCCGCTTCCAGCGGGCTTTTTATTGCCTGAACTCCACTTAGACGGGCCATTTTAACCTTTCAGCACATCTATCCCCATCACTGGCGGTTTTCTGTTCACTTTACCGGAAATTGCGCTATTCTCCCTGCAGTAGAAGCCTGCACTTAACTTCCTTTGTGTCCTGCTTTTATTCGCCGCTTCGATAATCCGTATCCCAAAGCCGCCACTTACTGTAACCGCCTGCCACTCAGGCGTTTCGTGATTCTTACGTCATCAGGAATGTTGTCATGCTCTCACTGAAAGTGTTCAGCCTGTTTTTTGTTGCCGTGCTACTGCTGTCGCTGGGGGCCAGCATTGCGCAGGCGACGCGTCACGGCGAAACCGCACAGACCGGTGGCTGGGCCACTGCCCGGCGGGATTCGTCCGGAATCGCGCCCGATCCGCGTGCGTTATATAACCTGGCTATCGTGCAGGTCTATGCGGCGCCGACCTATGGCTGGAAAGGGCGGGTGGCGGTGCATCCCTGGATCATCTTTAAGCGCGCAGGTGAAACGCGTTTCACCCGCTACGAAGTGATTAGCTGGGGCAGCGGCGACAAAATCCGGCGCAACACCAACCTGCCGGATGGTTACTGGTATGGCGCAAAACCCCGGCTGCTGGTGGAGCATCGCGGACCGGAAGCCGAGGCGATGATTCCGCAGATTGAAGCCGCCATTAAATCCTATCCGTGGCCGACAACTTATCGTGCCTGGCCCGGACCGAACAGCAATACCTTCCTGGCGCATATCGGCCGTGAAGTGCCGGCTTTAAAACTGGATCTGCCCGCCAATGCGCTGGGCAAAGATTACCGGTCACTGTGGCATCCCATCGGGCTGCCGCCATCCGGGCGCGGTTTGCAGGTGTCGATTCTGGGCGTGGCGGGCGTGACGCTGGGCGCGGAAGAGGGACTTGAAGTGAACCTGCTGGGGCTTAATATGGGACTCGATTTTACGCCGTTCCGGCTGCGGTTGCCGTTTATCGGTGGTCTGGGCAATGACAACCTTCAGCAGGACAAACCCTGA